CTCTCGCCATACTGATCAGAGGGCCGGAGAAGCTCGTCTTCGCCCTGACCTTCATCAGGATGCCTTCATGGTGAGCTTGGCCAGCTTCTGAGCGTTCTCGACCTTCGCGTCGAATTCCATCCAGGCGACCACGCCGACAGCGTGCTGAGTCGCGTACTTCTCACGAAGCACCTGGATCTCCAGAGCCTCGGAGAGCTTCACAGCCAGACCGGAGAAGTCGCCGTAGAGGACCGCCGGCTTGCCCGCTGCCATGTTGTCCATGTTCTCAGACACATAGACCGGCTTTCCGAAGAGGGTGTAGCCCCACTTCGCGGTAGCGTCCGGGTTCAGGATGTAGCGATCCTCGCCGTCCTTCAGGAGGCGGATCGCGGTGCGGGTAGCTCTGGACATGATCCAGCAGGCGCCGTTCTGGTAAGCGTCCGGGATGGACTCCTGCAGCTTGATCAGCTCGTCCGCGGTGAGGGCTCCGGTCGCCGCAGCGGTCACGCCCTGGGTGATGCCGGCGATCACGCCGGTCGCCTTGTTGGTGGTGCCGTGCAGGCACTCGCCCTCTACCCAGCGCGCGATAGTCTCCGCCATGTTGGTGATGACGAAGTCCACGATGTTGAACTGGGAGTTGTTGATCAGGGACTTGGAGATCTTGGTCAGGGCGCCGGCCAGGAAGCCGGTCAGGCTGATGGAGCTGAAGGATCCGGAGGTGGACTCGAGATCCGTGAACTCAGTGCCGTAGGCCATCTGCACGTCCGGAGTAGCTCCGCCGACAGTCGCCGGATAATACGGGATGGACAGGGTGCCCTTCACGTTGTACTTGGTGGCCATCGCATAGATCGGGGAGATCTCATGCACCTTGGTGATGATCTTGTTGGCGATGGTGGCCGGGATCACGGCGCCGTTGTCGCCCTTGGCCATGTTGACATCACCCGCTCTCTCCTCGAGGATCTCATTTCTGAGGTAAGCCTCAAAGGCTCTCTCCTCCATCTCCTCGGTGGTGAGCTCCTCGCGCTTCTTCTGGCTGATGGTGTTGAGGCTCAGATCTCTGGCTCTCTCCATCCTCTGGATGGAAGCGTCCAGGTTCTGGACCTTCTTCTCCAGCTCGTCGAACTTGGCGACCTCATCTTCAGAGAAGGCTCTCTGCTCAGCCTCTGCCGCGCTGGTCATGTCCTTCATGGCCTGCACGGCATCGTTTCTCTGCTCCTGCAGAGACTTGAGATCTTCGGCACGGAACTGCATGGCGGTCTTGATAGTTACACGCTTTCTCATTTCTGTTCTCTCCTTTTTGAGTTGTTAGTGCTCCAGGGCGCTGATGCGTTCCTGGTAGCTGCTTAAGTCTACGGGTTCCTTAGATTCCTGCTGAGGCAGAGCCTCAAAATAATCGGCCCTGGTCTCAAGGACGTCAGGCTGAATTACTTCTTCCGAGCGCGTCTCGATGGACGTGCCGTCATAGCACGGGATCTTCCGGTCATCGATGATAGAGACCTCAACGAGCTCCATATCTTCGACGAAGCGGCGCTTCATTCCCTCCCGTGCGTCCTCCTCAGACGCTCCGCGCTCATAAAAGCCGAAGGACCAGCCTCTGAGCTTGTGGTCTTTCGCCTTCTGGATGACTTCGGCGTCGGTGATGACAGCATGCGCTCTCAGCCCGATAGTGTCCTCATGCAGCTCGAGGTTGTCCTCTGTGGAGCCCAGGACGCGGTCATGGTCATGGTTCAGGAGCAGCTTCACCTCGTTCCTGGACAGCGCCCTCTGGAAGGCGCCCGGGACGATCTGCTCCAGGTACCTCTGGCCGGTGCTCCGGTCCCTCAGCGGCCTCGAGTCCCTGCCGACTGCGTTCACGTATCCATCGATCTCGACGGAGTCATTACGGATTTCGATCCTCATTCTTCATCACCTCCTTCCGGTTCATCATTTTCATTTTTCGGAGCCTCCGCCGGATCCTGTTCCTGCTGTTCCGGCTGCGGCTCCGGAGGAGTCTGCTGCTTCATTGCTTCCAGTTCTGCATCCTTCTGCTTCTTGGCCTCTTTCCGGTCTTCCATCGCGAGCTTGACGCTGCCGACCTGGTTCATGTTCGGGACGTAGGTCAGGCCCTTCTTGCCAGGATAGTAGAGGACGTCCTGCAGGCCCAGCTTTACGAAGTCAAGGCCCAGCGGCTTGAGGTTCTCTCTGTAGCGGATCTCATCGATCTGCAGGAAGCCGTTCTTGCTGGCCAGCTCATACGCCTGGTAGCGCTCCAGGACGTCGGCCTTCGTGAATTCGGACGTATCCGCTGCCCACTTCATGGATCCCTTCTCGGACTCCAGGAGCAGGTCACGGTTCAGCGCGTTCTCGATCGCGGTCAGGATCGGCTGGATGCAGTACTGGATGAAGACGATCCGGTCCTCTTTGCTTGCGGTGCCCACTTCCCTGTTGAGCATCTGGACCGGGACGCCGAAGATCTCGCAGATCTGCTTCGTCATGGTCCCGACGTTCTCATTGACCTGCATCTCCGCAGAGGTCTCGGAGGCCTCCTGGAACTCCAGGCCGTCATTCAGGACCACGACGTTCTCGGAGTCATCGGAGAAGAGCCGCATCCAGGCGTCCTTCAGAGCCTTGATGGCCACGTCCGTCAGCTTCTTCTGGCTCTTGACATAGCCCTTCTTGGCGCCGCCGGTCTTCAGCTGTTTCTCCTGGAAGAGCATGGTCCGGTAGGCCACAGTCAGCGGCTCCGCCTGCTCCTCCACGATCCCGATGCCCTTGTAGCCGTCCTTCGTGTTCCGGAGGATCTTCAGGAACTGATGAGGCTGGAAGGTCCGCCCGTTCACGAGGATGTCGTAGTCCTTCCAGATGGGATCCGCGTTCCAGTTGAAGGACACATAGCCCGGCTCGACGTACCTGAGGCTCCGGACCCTGTTCCCCACCATGTCGATGTAGGCATAGCCGCCCTTATCGAGCAGATAGTCCCGGACCAGCGCGCGCTTGAACTGCACCGCGTCCAGAGTGTCCTTCGGATCCGCGTTGATCAGGGCCACGCGGGGATCGTCGGCGATCTCCTTCAGCTGGATGTCGTCCTGGTCGGTCTGGTAAAGCCGGAAGGGCACCATCGACACAGTCTCCGTGATCAGCCGCACGCAGGCGGCCACGGCCGGCACCATGAGAGCCTTGTCTATAGTGATCTCGCCGCGGGCTTCCACGGCAGCCCTGAGGAGCTGCCCTTCGGCCGTTGCGGTCTCGATGTCGGCCATCTGCTCCGTGTCGGCACGGATCTCCTGCTGTTTTCTTGTAAAAGGCCACATATTTTTCTCCTTAGATTACCTGCACGACAAAGCCTCAGTCCCCGTACAGCATCTCCTGCTGCAGGAGGTACATCGCGTTGATCAACGAGACGACCATATCGACCTTGCCCGCGGATTTTTTCTTGTTGACGTACTTGTTCAGATTGGTGTCTTCGGTGCAGCGCGCGTTCTGGAAGTTGATCTCCAGCATCCTGTTCGCGCTGTACCGGAATGACTTCTCAAGGATCAGCTCCCGCAGCCATTTCGTCGGCATGTGCAGGACCGAGGAGTGCTGCTTGATCTCCACGCACTCGAAGCCGTGCGCTTCGAGGGCCTGCACGGTCGCCAGGGCGTTCCAGCGGTCGTATCCGATCTGCACGATCTCCACGCCGTACTCTTCCTGCAGCGCCTCGATCTTCTCCTCGACAAACAAATAGTCGATTACGTCCGCGCCGCAGGAGTAGCAGATGCCGCTCCGGATCAGCCGGTCATAATCGACGTGCTCTTTTTTGCTCTTCAGGTCCTTCTTCTCCTCCGGAATGAATCCGAAGGTCTTGCTGTAGACGATGCCGCCCTCTTCTGTGACCATAGAGAAGGAGGTATTGTCGTCAGACTGGGAGAGATCCAGCCCGATCCACACCCTCCTGCCCTTCCACCAGGCCGGATCGTCCGGGATGCTGCAGAGCTTCACGCGCTGGATGTCGATGTAGCCCTCGACGCCCAGGCCCTTGTAGAGGATGTTGTTATGTTTGCAGAGGTAGTTTTCCCGCTTGTTCTCGTAGAGGACCGCCAGGGCCCTCTTACCTTTGAGCGTCTCGAAGATCCTCTCGTTCTTGATCGTCACCGGGTTCGACTGGTAGATCACGCGGTCGTCTGTCTGCCAGAGCTCGCCGCTCTTGTATTCGTCGTCCGGCTCATAGAGAAGAGAAAATCTCCGCTTATCTTCCAGGAGACCGTCCAGGACCTTCTTGCTGATGTCGATCTCGTCTATCATCACGTTGTCGTCGTTGGGATACTGCGTCGAGATGATTATGCCGAGCCCATCGGGCAGAGTGATCTGGGACGAGCGCATGGCTTCCACAGGGTAGTCGTCCATCGCTCCGGCCTCATCGGCCAGGAACACGTTGGCCATGCGGCCGTCCATTCGGTCATTACTGTAGGCAAGCGGAGTATATTCGTTATCGTTCAGGAGGCACTTGATCACGGATCTCATGATCTTGAAGGCAGGATCCACCTCGTCGATCAGCGCCGGCGAGGACTTGATGATCTTCCGGAGCGCCACCTTGAGCTCAGAGCTCAGCGCCAGATCCGGGGCCACTGAGAAAAATCTTGAGAAGTCCGGCTCGATCAGCATCAGCAGGATGAAGATGATCGCCGAGTTGAAGGTCTTGAAGTTCTTCCGGGCGATCTCCAGCACGGCCGTGAGGTAGTACCGGAAGTCCGTGCCGATCTTCTTCGTGCAGAGCGTCGCCACGATGAAGAGCCAGGCGTAGTCCTCCAGGCCGTCGTAGATCGGGCACCGGAGATCCGGGTGGATGATGATCTTCAGGAGCTTGCAGATCTTCTCATAGCTCCTCTCGTCCACATAGGCCTCCGGATCATCGCCCAGGACGATCCGGATCCAGCTCGCCGCCTGCTTCTTCACGTAGATCGGGACCTTGCCGCTCTGATCAGCGACGCACCAGGCCGCATACTCATAAGCGCGGCTGTCCTTAACCACTGAGAGCCTCCTTCAGAGGATTCTTCTTCTCGTCCGGCTTCTTAGGTATGGATCTCAGCGCGCTCTGGATGTTCATGAGGTTCTTGTCCTCGATAGAGCGCATCTTGTCCATGAGCACGATCTGCTGCTGCTGCAGCTTCTCCCTGCGCTGCAGGAGAGCCGCCCGGAGCTCGTAGTAGTCCCTCGGTTCCATCTCAAAGGACCGCTCCTCCAGATCATCCAGGTCCGTGTCTATCTTCCCGATCAGCTCGGTGAGCTTTCTGCGCTGGCTATAGAGCAGGCAGTAGTCATTGATCACGCGGCCATAGATGGCGTCATCCTTGTCGATCTTCCGGAGCAGCTTCCGCACTCTCATAAATTCCTTATGAGCCTCCGGATCGTTCCTTACGTCCGGGCTCTCCCTCATCGCCTCGCCGGTCAGGGTGCCCTTCTCGGCAACGGCGCGGAGCGCGATCTCCCGCTTCGTCCGGTGCGAGACATCGTTGGTCAGCGTCAAAATTGCTGCAGATTTTGCAGGTCTTCCGGCCATAAATGCCTCCTTTCCGGCTGATTTTGCGAATTTTTCGTGTAAAAGGG